TATGCGATTGGATTACCTCATCTCATTGGCGGTTTGTCTGCCGCTCTTACAGGCTCTCTACGCGCTTTATTGGACTCTGCCCATATCAATAATGCCGCAACTATGCTCAAGCTCAAGGGCGCAAAGATGTCTGGTCAGTCACAACAGGTGGATGTGACGCAGATTGTGGAGATTGAGGGAGCACCGGGCGTTCAGGACATTCGTCAGATCGCGATGCCTATGCCGTTCAACCCACCTTCAGAGGTCTTATTTAGGCTCCTAGGATGGCTAGATACAGCGGCGAAGGGGGTAGTGTCCACCTCAGAGGAAAAGATTGCTGACGTCAACGCTAACGCCCCTGTAGGCACTACTCAGGCTTTGATTGAGCAAGGTGCGGCGGTGTTCTCATCGATTCACGCACGTTTGCACCAATCACAAGCTCGTGTGCTCAAGATCTTGTGCCGGCTAAATCGTTGGCACTTTAATGAGATGCGCAAGTCTGACGTGGTGGCGGATCTTGAGATCAGTCGCGAAGACTTCCAAAAGAACACGGACGTGATTCCTGTCTCTGATCCGCACATCTTCTCTGAGACTCAGCGTATGGCTCAGATGCAGGCTGTGTTGTCACTGGCTGATAAGCACCCACAGCAGTTCAACATGGACAAAGTGCTGGCGCGTTCGTTGAAGCAGATGAAGATCCCCAACATCAATGAGTTGATGAAGGATGTACCAGCGCCTGAACAGCGTACTTCTGCTGATGAGAATGCGGCTATGTTGATTGGTCAACCTGCATATGCGTACATGCAACAAGATCACATTGCTCACATTCAGGATCATTTGCAGTTTGCGATGAACCCATTCTTGGGTCAGTCACCATTTGCAGATCCAACGTATCTAAACAATTTGATCGAGCACATCAAGCAACACATGACGTTGTGGTACTTGAACCGTAGCAATGGTTATGTAGCGCAGTCTCGCGGTGGCAAGCCCGTGGACAACTACGATGATCCATTGTTGACAGGTACGATTGACCAGCTTTATACGGCTGTTGGTGCTCACGTAACGATGGACACGAAGGAAGTGTTTGAGCAGTTTGCACCAGCGTTCCAGCAGTTGATTCAGCAGGCACAAAAGCGCCAGCAATCACAGAGACAGGTGTTGCCACCAGATGCACAAGTTGTCAAAGACACAAACATGGCGGAGACTCAGCGCAAGGCGCAAGACGATCAAGCTCGTTTGCAGTTGGACACGCAGAAGTTGCAGATGGATATGCAGAAGCACCTCGAAGACAACAAGACAAAGATTGCCATCGAGAATGCCAAGCTGACACACCAAGTAATTACGGATATTGCCACTGGGCAATTACCAGAAACCGCGCCTACAATGGGCGCACCAATGGCACCACAAATGCCACAACCTCAAGGTATGCCAGAAGGCATGCCACAACCTCAAGGAGTTCCAAATGTCAACATCTGATCAAGAACAAAAGAGCGTGTTGGTTAACCAGCACAAGCGTTTAGCTATGGGCGAGAAGCTCACAGGTCAAAGCATGCAACCCAAGGGCGACAACAAGCCTAAAGGTGGTTTGGCTCAAGCTAAGAAAAAATGATTGAACAGTTGATCCATGTGATCAAGATTCGGCAAGCAGAATTGGCGCAATCCCTTGCCTTGGGGAATGCGTTCAACTGGGAGTCATACCAACGGATGGTCGGTGAGTATCAGGGGTTGAAATACACCCTTGATTCATTGGACAACATCCTGCGAGAGCAAGAAGGTAGAGAAGATTAACCCCAATCCTTGGGGCTAAAGGCCGCGCTGAAAAGCGCTTAAATGATGCACCTGAAATATGGTGATTTTTAGGAGTGAGTATGAGTGATAAAGATCCGATCCCGACAATATCGGGGAGTGAAGGCGTACCTGATCAGCAGGAGCTAAAGTGGGCTTTCCCAGATGTGAATCCGGGTCAAAAGCCGTTTGGTGGAAGGGTTGTAGTCCAACTACGCCGCATCAAAAAGACGACTGCCAGCAAGATCATTTTGGTTTCTGAAACCAAAGAGACTGAGAAGTGGCAGAACATGATTGGACGAGTGGTGGAGATTGGCCCTTTGGCCTTTAAAAACCGCGAGACTATGGAATCATGGCCTGAAGGTAGCTGGGCAAGCGTAGGTGACTACGTCAGAGTACCTAAATGGGGCGGTGACCGTTGGGAACGTGCAGTCCCTAACGAAGAGGATAACGAAGATCCTGTTCTTTTTATGACCATCAACGACCACGAACTGATTGCGAAAGTCACTGACGACCCGCTTTCGTTCAAGGCTTATGTTTAATCGGAGAATTTCATGAGTACTGAAGACAAAAAAGAAGTAGATTTGAATATTGAAGAGTCAAAAGATGGCTCTGCAGTGATTGATCTGCCTGAAAGCATGATTTCTTCTGGTGAAGACGGAACTGCCAATAAAAGAGACGGCGGTGACGTATCTGCAGAGGAAGATGACCATCCAGACGACACTGATGCTGTTAGAGCGGCAAAAAGAGCACGTCGCAGGTCAAAAAAAGACCTGATTCGCAAGACGAATGAGGAAAAAGACATTCGATTGCAACATTTGCAACGAGAAAACGAAGAATTCAAGCGTCGTTTGTCTAATGTGGAGCGAGAGACTAAGAATAGTCAGATCGCACGTATTGACAAGCACCTAGAAGACCAAAAAGTGCGCTTGGAATACGCCAAGATGAAGCTATCAGAGGCTGTACAAGCTGGTGATGGTGACGCTATGGTGCAAGCGCAGTCGATGTGGAACGAAGCGCAAGCCGCAGTGGGTGAATTTTCCCGTGCAAGGAATGCGGCAGAGCGTGAAGCGCGTGGTGCAGGTCAATCTGCTCCAGTAGTAGATCCTACAGTGCAACGCAACGCCGCAGACTGGATGCGCCGTAATTCATGGTATCGCCCAGACACCTCAGATCGTGATTCACAGATCGCCAAAAAGGTTGATGAACTGCTAGTTACAGAAGGAATGAACCCCTCTGATCCAGATTATTGGGATGAATTAGATAATCGCTTGCAAAAAGCATTACCACACCGCTACAATGACAACAACGACAGTAATTCTGCTGTTAGAAAACCGAGGAACGTTGTGGGTAGTTCAGGTCGTGAAGCTTCAGCCGCATTTGGTGGTAACAATCGCTCACAGTTCGTGCTCTCTCCTGAAAGGGTGAAGGCAATGAAGGAAGTGGGTGCTTGGGATAATCCAACGCGCAAGAAAGCAATGATCGAAAACTTCATCAAATATGACCGTCAAAACGGCACCTATTAACTAATACTTGGAAACCTATCATGACTGAATCACGTCTCAAAAAATCTCTCAACGCTGGTGGACGCAAGGATCGCGGAAGCGAGGATGCAACCCGCACAGCACCTGAGGATAAGTTCATTTCTACGCAGGAACGTCGCAAGATGTGGAGCGAGGAGTGGACGCAATCAGCCTTGCCAAAACTGCCCAATATGGATGGGTGGCACCTTTGCTGGCTTTCGACAACCAACAGCTACGACTCCATCGATAAGCGGATTCGCCTAGGGTACGTTCCAGTTAAATCTGAAGAGTTACCCGGCTACGAAGACTATCGTGTGAAGGCGGGAGAACATGTTGGGTATATCTCCTGTAACGAAATGTTACTGTTCAAATTACCTATGGATGTTTTTCAAGAGATCATGCTCCATCATCATTACGACCAACCTCGTGAAGAAGCTGAGAAACTGCGTGTTCAATTGGAAAGCTTGCAAGGTCAACGTGACAGCAACGGTAAGCGACTTGTGGATGTCGAGGGCGAAGGTCTTGGTAATTTTGATCAACAGCCAAGCAAAACACCCGTATTTTCGGGTTAACCCAAGGAGTTTAATATGAGTTCTACCTCTGCTCCGTTCGGCTTGCGCCCCGCGTTCCACCCTTCTGGTCTGGATCGCGCTCAGGCGTTGGCAAACGGTATCGTCTCTGGTTATGCCACAGACATCTTAAAAGGCGCACCTGTGCGCTATAACAGCACTGCTGGTACATCCGTAGCCGCTGGTACTATCACTAACGCCGCCTCTAGTGGTGCATGGTCTGGTGCTTTCGCTGGCGTCGAATATACCGACACTACTGGTCGTCGTCGTGTCAGCAACTACTGGCCTGCCAGCACAACCTTTCAAACAGGTTCATGCGTGGCTTATTTCTACAACGATCAAAACATCGTTTATGAAATCCAGTCTGATGCAACTATTGCCCAAACATCTTTGGGTGGTGAGTATGACTTCTCTGCCGCTACTGGCTTCACAGTTACTTCTGGTTCTAACGTGACTGGTCTGTCTACGACAGGTCTGGGCGTGTCTACAGCCAAAGCTAACGGTGCTCAAGGTCAAATGCGTGTCGTTGATATCGCTCCTTATGTGGACAATAACTGGGGTGATTCCTTTGTTATCGTTCGTGTTGTTAACGCTCAGTCTCAGTACTTCGGTTCTGTGACAGCAATTGTTTAAGGAGGACTAAAAAATGGCCGCTCCAATGCGCAGTACCGACTTTCGGTCTATTGTTGAACCCATTCTGAATGAGTGCTTTGATGGTGTATACGATCAACGTGCCGATGAATGGAGCCGTGTTTTCCGTGAGGAAGACGGCATCCCACGTAACTACCATGAAGAACCCGTCTTGTACGGCTTCGGCGCGGCACCTCAGTTGCCTGACGGCACTCCTGTGACGTACCAACAAGGTGGTGTGTTATTCCTCAAGCGTTACGTGTACAAAGTATACGGTTTGGCATTTGCTTTGACCAAAGTTTTGGTTGAAGACGGTGATCACATCCGTATCGGTCAAGTTTACGCTCGCCACTTGGCTCAATCTTTGGTGGAAACCAAAGAGTTGTTGTCTGCTAACGTGTTGAACCTCGCCTTCACTGGTGGTGCTTCAGCAGGTGGCGATGGCGTGTCATTGGTCAACACTGCTCACCCAATCGTGAACGGTACTTTCAGCAACCAATTGGCTACATCTGCCAACTTGTCCCAGACTTCTTTGGAACAAATGTTGATCCAGATCCGTCAAGCTGTTGACAACAACGGCAAGAAAATTCGTTTGGTTCCACGTCAATTGATCGTGGCTCCCGGCAATATTTTCCAAGCTGAAGTTCTCTTGAAGTCCGTCTTGCGTACAGGTAACGCAAACAACGACATCAACCCTGTCAAGTCC